TTCCGCATTGTAGCCCAGTCCCTTTTCAAGCCTTGCCGCTTCGGGGCTGTCCGGGCTTATCTCCAGCGTTGCGCACATCTCCGTGAATGCCGGGTGGTCGTGCGGGATTCCTGTTGTGAGCGCCTTTATGAAGCCGTCAAAAGTTTCTCCGGCGCGCTCCTTTATGGGCTTGTTATCAGCCCCGAGGGGACCCCAGGTGCGTATCTCCGGGACGTTCTCCAGCATGATGACGCGCGGACGGACTTTCAGCGCCCAGCGTATCGTTACCCACGCCAGCCCGCGAATGTTCTTGTCAACGGGCTTCCCGCCCTTTGCTCTGCTGAAATGCGTGCAGTCCGGGGAGAACCACGCCAGCCCTACCGGATTTCCGGCGCAGGCTTCCGACGGGTCTACCTGCCAGACGTCCTCGCAGTAATGCCGCGTGTGCGGGTGGTTTGCGCGGTGCATTGCGATGGCGTCGGGGTCGTGGTTTATTGCGATGTCTACGCTCCGTCCTGTCGCCATTTCTATGCCCGTGGAAGCTCCGCCGCCTCCGGCGAAATTATCTATTATCAGTTCCACTTGACTTTTCCTTTCGCTCATGGTATAATGAGCATGTGAATTATTTTGTTTGCCGCTTCCCGAATTGCCGTTCAGGAGCGGTTTTTCTTTTTCTTTACCCAGTTAGACTTCAACCTGCTCGAAGCCCACAGCGGGTAGCCGCTTTCCTGCGTGCATTCGGTGTATGAGTGCTTCGCAGGGCAGTCGTTCTTGTAGGCGCAGGTGCCGCAGTTGACCGGGTCACTGTCTGCCTTGTCTATCGTTGCTCTGTTGTACGGCATGGCTTGTCCTCCTTTCCGTCGATTTCTTCGGGAGGAATGCTCCCTTGAACGACCACACCATCACTACGCACATCAGAGCTACGAAGATGTCAGCGCCGTTCATGGAGTAGCTCCAGCCGTTCAGTGCGGATTATCCAGCGCAGGTGGAAGCCCACCAGGGCGGCTATCAAATAGGGTATGTACTTCTTCATGCCTCGCCCTCCTCCGCAAATTTGAAAATCACGTCCAGGAGCACCGGCTCGTCAACCCTGCCATCGCGTACGATAACGTACCTCTTTCCGTCCTTGTAGATCGCAGCATAACGGATTTCAGAGCTTCCTGTCTCGACTTCTGTGTCTGCGCCAAACCACCGGAGCAGTTTGAGGGTTTTGCGGAACGCATTCACATAACCGTCAGCCTGGTCAAACCAGTTGTGCATTTTGGCTATGCGGGCGAAATTAACCGAGCTTATAAGCTCTGCATAAAATTCGGCAGCCATGTTTTTGTCAAAGTTTATTTCGTATTTCATGCCTTGTTTCCCTCCTTATCAAGAATCAGCACCATCTCGCCGTAGCTGACGTGCCGCTCTGCTGCGAGTGCTATGACCTGCGAAATAGTGAGCACGCCCTCCGGCTTTGTGCTCGGCTGTCTGCGCTTCGGGCGCTTCTTATAGAGCCGGTCGTACTCGCGGCAGTGGTCGCACTTGGTGAACTTGTTGCTGGCTGAAAGCTGGATTTTGCAGTCAACGCACCTGCGCTCCGCCTTGAGTTTTGCGTAGCGTTCTGCGTAGGTCATGACTATGCCTCCATAGCTTTCAGCTTCTTAAATCTGCGTTCCAGGTCTGTGATGTTAAGCCCCCAGGCTTCGTAGGCTATCTCCGTGTTCACGCGCTGAGCATTCCAGACCGGAGTGTTTCGCTCGGTCATTATCGCCAGAGCCTTGTTTTTCAGGCTCTTGATGGTCGCGGGCGCGAGTTTCCCGAAAAGCTCCCTGATGTCGCTGTTGGAAAGCTCTATGCGCTCGTAGTACAGCCGTATCGCAGTTTCCAGAGATGTTATCTGCGGTACGCGGACTGTCGCTGCTGTTGATGGCATTGTGATTACCTCCCTAAAAATTCCTCGATAGTCACACCGAATAAAAGCTATCCTCGTGCGCTATCTGCGTGCCATTAGGCAAAAAATAGTCAACGACCTCTCTTATGGGGTCGTTTTCTGTTCCTGCCCCTGCAGTGCTTCTTACTCTGATTACCGATATTAACTCCGCTGATACCGTTTCCACCTCTCTTACCCCCTTTCGTTGGTATTAGGTATTCCTCCTTATCTGCTGTGAGCGACCAGCGCCGCTCCCTTGATCATGTAGTAGATTTCCTGCCTGATCTCGGGCGGGAGCCGCATGAGCATTCCGCAGGTCTTGAGCAGATCTTCCGGCTTGTCCGTCATGGATTCGCAGATTTCGAGGAGCTGCTCCTTTGTAAGCTTCTTCTCTGACATATTGTTTCACCTCCTTGTTCGCCCGGGGTTGTGACCGGGCCCCCGCATTACCGGAGTGGGGATTTCTCCCCGCACCGTCACTCTGCGTTACACTAATTCGTCGAGAGCTTTTCTGAGCACGTCGTGCTTGAATTCGCCGTTCTTCACAAACTCGTGACTGTTAATTCTTGCAAAGCCTATTCTGTCAAAGCCGTTGTCGTTGTACGTTCCGACGTCCGTGTCAGCGCCAAGCGCTTTAAGGCTCCTTACCACACACTTGAATTCCGTCGTTACACGAAGGTTTCTGCTGAGGTCTCCGTTCTTAAAGTGCGCCTCGGAAAGATGGAACAGCTCCCAAAGTCCCATGTATGTCTGGTCTGCTGTCTGCTCAGTAAATTCGATTTCGTATTTCATTTTTTTACCTCTCAAAATCGTTTTGTTAGCTTTCGGATTCCGTGTCAGTGATTATATTATAGCAAATGCATTGCTATTTGTCAAGTAAAAATAGCATTGTTGTTGCTAAAATATTGCACAAATATTGCTATTGCTCCTTGTGCAATATGCAACAATATTGCTGAATCAAGAACTATAGCCTTGACAGCTAGCAATAAAAGTGCTATTATGAACATATGAATGGAGGTGATATAATGGCAATAAATGAAAGGCTAAAAAAACTCAGAACAAGTCGTGGACTGAGCCAAAGCGAAATGGCTGATAAACTAGGCGTAAGCTTAAGTTCTTATCAAAAATACGAACGTGATAAAGGAAGCGTTACTCCGTCCCTTGATGTTCTAGTTCGAATCGCTGATTATTATGATGTAAGCGTGGATTATTTGCTTGGACGTGCAAACAAGGAACAGACCGAGCTAGATGAATTGATAGGGCAGTTCAACATGGGTCTTCTTGAAAAGAAGATCGTTGAAAACTATCTCAGCCTCGAGGAAAAAATGCGTGGGCAACTTATGGACTACCTTGAAAAAGCTGTCAAGGAAGTCGCTGCGGAAAGTGCTAAAATTGCAGAAAGCAATAATCAAAACATTTATCTGAAAGCTTCCCGGAGCGCAGACGATCGCGGACCGGAGGTCGTAACGCTGACGCCGGAGCAGAAAAAGCGCCTGGACGAAGCTCCGGACGAAACGAAGAATCCAGACAATGACATCTGATAAAGCGCTATAATTCGACTTCCACAGGGTACAATATCCTGTGGAGGTGAATTATTATAGATTCCTATGTTTCCACCCACGAAACACGAATTATGTAATTCTATTGAATCATTGCGAAGAGCCTGAAAGGTTTTTTATTCAAAACCTTATAGACCGGTTCTATACAAATTATACAAGTCGTGATATAATCACTTATCGTAGAGATTACGCCATTAAGAAACTCAAAGAGTTTGAACAAGCGTTGTCTGAATTAGGAGATAAAGATGAGTTATGAGATATGCACTTAGAAATCAAGATAAGATTGCTGCTGCATATAGTTCCGAATACTTGAAAGAGCATATAATCGGAAGCCTTGACAGTTATTTCAATGTTCCAAGAAGTCAAGAAGAGGTTGAGGATTTTATTTACAGTTCGTGTGTTTGTTATAGCACAAATCAAGGTAACTACCCAATCATGCAAATTAATGACATTGCAGACGATAATGCCATGTTGGAATTTGCATGGATAGGAACTCAATATGATGTGATTAAACTTGCCTTTTTAGGCAGAATGAAAGGATAAACCAATGAAAAATGTAACGAAACTCGCTAAAAAGTCCGCAGGGCTTAGCCAAAAATGTTCGATTTGTCCACTTATGCAAAGATGCACTTTAGAAATCCATAGAGCTTGTTTTGACAGCTTTGTAGAGGGTTTCAAGAAAGGGACCAGAGCTGCTGAAAAAGAAATAAACAAGAAATTAAAATCGGAACAAATATGAATAAAAAAGAAGTTATACGAACCGCCAAAGCCTTTAAGAAGATTCTGAAAAAAGGTATTCCTCAAACAGTATGGAAATCCAGCTATTGGGATATTCATGGAAAAAGATACACCGCCTATGAAATAGCTGCACGCTTTTTACGGATGAAAGGCTATAACGTGCGAATTGAGATAGGTGATAATACAGAGAATCCCTCTTATTGTTTCGGATACATACGGTTCTATAGGTATGTGGCAATCAGTTTTAACTAATAACAAAAATAAGAGCAATGGAATTTAAATCGCAAATATGTACTACCCATGAGCAGTCAAAAAGATTGCTCGCTTTGGGACTAAAGCCGGAAACGGCTGATATGGTATATCATCATACAAAGAGTAAGGTACCAGCTTTAGAGTGGGAGTTACAAACCAAGCCGCCTACATTGAGAGGTAAGTTTTGGACTCCTCAAAGAATAGCCAAACTTGCATTTCCTTTTCACAAGCATCCTGACGGATCGCCAATGGCCGGAGAAGAAGTATTTGATAGATTGTGGGGTGAGGATGTCCCTGCATGGAGTTTGTGTAGGCTGTTGGAGTTACTTCCGACCGAAATCAGAATAGGAACCAGTGAGAATGTTTTTGGCTTGCATCACGAAACAAGCGATGCTTGGTTACTCTCTTATCCCTATGTGAAATCCTTTGAAACCGCATCACCTGTCGAATCTTGTGTATTGGCTATTGATTGGCTGATTGCCAACGGACACTTTAATAAAGAATACTACAATGAAGAAAATAATGTTCAATGATAAATTTGGCTTAACTCAAGCTGTATTGGAAGGGCGGAAGACTATGACGAGAAGAATAATCAAATGTCCAAGAACTTTTAGGGGAGAATGGGTCGCAGGATTCAATATACACAGACGCCATTCTGACAAAAAGATTGTTGATTGGCCTTGTATGTACGATGCTGATGAAAGAGAGTTTGATATGGGCGAGATATTGCCGAAATATGAACTTGGAGAAGTTGTTGCCATTGCGCAAAGTTATATGGATGTTGACCGATTTCATAGAAAAGGGAAAAATGCAGCTTACTTAGAATACTTGGATTCTATATTGCCTGAACTGAAATTACATCCCGGTTGGACTAATAAAATGTTTGTGAAAGCCGACCTAATGCCCCGCCATATTGAATTTACAGATCGTAAGGTTGAACGCTTACAGGACATTAGCGATGAAGATTGCTTGAAAGAAGGGATATATGAAGATTCGGGTGATGATGAGTTTCCGCCATCTATATTTTATGAATTTGAGGGAAACAAAGACAATGGATTTGATACTCCACGTGAAGCCTTTGCCGCCCTCATAGATAAAGTCTCCGGTAAAGGCACTTGGGAAAGCAATCCCTATGTTTGGGCGTATGAATTTGAATTAATGAAATAATCATGAGCATTGCAGAAGATATTATAGACGGTTGGTGTTGCCAACTTTGTGGTGTGTACTTTGAAGAAGAACACGGTTACCCTGTTGTTTGCGAAAGCTGCTACAACGAACTATCAGAAGAAGAAAAGAAAGATTATCAATTAGCAACCCATAAAGAATTTTAATGTATTTATCATATGGATGCAAAAACATTCTTTACCAAGGTAGTTCTGATGCGCAAAGCACAGAAAGACTATTTCAAGTGTCGCACCCAACAAAACTTGCGGAAATGCAAGGCACTTGAAACGGAAATTGACGGAGAAATTGAACGTGTAAATAGTATTACCGGAATTTCTTCCGTTTCCAAAGAACCCCGACAGACAAATTTATTCACTGATTAAATCATACAATATGAACTCAACTGTATTAAAAGAAATCATGGCATTCCTTTTCGGGCGCAAATATTATGCCAACATTGTAGCAACAAAAGGAACAACAAAGCAAGAAATCTGTTCTTACATTTTTGCAACAAAAGAAGCCGCCAACCGGCATCGACTGGAAATCGAAACAACTCTGTCATTCCGGTTTGTCGAAACAGTTTCTTTCCGTTCACGCCGGATATATTTCGATTCGTCTGTAAAAAGTTAAACCATAATAATCTGTGAATCATTCTATTTTCGTATTATGATTATCAAAAAACTAAAAACATGGTGGCAGTCACGTAACTACTATGTGATTGCCGATGGTAACGACAATTCAATCACGCTATCCAAACGCTTGTTTCTCCATATCAAAGGTAAGGCGAAAAAGGGCGATGCAGCCCAAGTGTTTGTTTTCAGAATTGCCGGACAAGATTCTTTCGGCTTCACCGTCAATCCAAATATCGGACAACCGACTCAACTATGCGATATTCAATATAATGACAAGTATAAGTGCATAGGCTTTGAAAGTCTGTGCCCGTCGGTCGGTCTTATGCTTTATGAGCATGGGTTACCCGGTGATAGTATAGTCAAACTGTCTGTGTCTATACATCATACAAGCAAAGGTCTCATCTATTATCAAATTGAAAAGCCCAATGGAAAGTATATTAGGAAATACAAGAAAGGCTGATATAGTATTCTATTCTTCGGGAAGAATAGACATTACATCTCATATAGCCAAGCAACTTCATCTCTCGCGAGGTGATGTCCTGGATATTATGAGTGAGAACGGAGAATTATATCTTTATGTCAGATACCGCTCACCAACCGGCGGTCGGCATGAAGCATGTGTGTTTCCATCCAATAGGCAAGGGAAACATTTCAGAGCCTCATCTAAAAGGCTGTGCTCCGCCATACTTGATGTGTCGGGTGTAACAGACAAGGCGAGATTATGCGTTGGAGAGCCTAAGGAAAGCCAATATCATGGCACATTGCTACCAATCATTACCAAACTCCTTTTGTAAGAAAGATATGATTAAAGAAATAAAATACAACGGGTATTCTGCCAACCCATCGGACTATGAGTGCGCCGATGGGGACTTGGCAACATCGATAGGTGTTATTCCCGAAAACGGTGCACTTAAACCCATATTGCCGCCATCCGAAGTATTACAATTCAAAGGTGGTGATTCGGTTATGTATATTCATAAATCGGCTAACTTCAAGCACTATATCATCTTTAACAACAATTCTATCAGTTGGTGGAATGGTTCTGACGCACATCAGCCTGTTTTTCTTCGTTCATTTAACGAGGTATATCAGGTAACAGCTATTGGCAATACGCTTCTCATCTTGTCAACTGACGGTATGCATTATTTTCTATGGAAAGGAAATAATGACGGATATTTATATCTTGGTACAAAAATACCTGAATGCCCACTTTCATTTGGGTTGCAGGGTGAAATGGTTCGGACAGATGAATTTTCAATATCATTTGATGCTATTAGTGAAGGCAGCATTTGGAATGAATTCTCTGATAACAATAAAACGCGAATTACAGACCAAGTACTTGCCCATATCAATAAATTTATTGCTGAAAGGTCTACAAATAAGGGCAAATTCATTTTTCCTTTCTTTGTAAGATACGCCTATCGGCTATACGATGGAACATTGACAATGCACTCGGCTCCGATTCTGATGATTGCTTCATCAGACCTTGCACCGCAAGTTTTTTGGACACACCTGACGGGAAAGGGAAAGTATACAGATGCGCAACTTCGAATATGTGGAATGATACACGACCTTGATTGTGCCGTTGTTCTTCAGTCTCGCCTTGATATGCTTAAAAATTGGAAAGATATAGTTCGATCTGTTGATGTGTTTGTTTCAAAACCTATTTATACTTATGACCAAAACGGAAAATGTACAAGATTTGCACAATCGGAAAACTATAATTCTTATTGTGTATGCAAACATATAAATCAAGCAGCTTCTACCTCCAAATTTCCAATTCGTTATCAACATCATACATTCAATAAACTATATGCCTTTACATTTGACCCCAACGGACTGACTTATCCAAGTGGACGTTTGATGATTCCTCGTAGAAGTATTGATGATGTAAAAGAGGATATTCGTTCAACATCGCAATTCTACCTGCTTGAAAGTCTCCGTATTGAACAACTTTCCACTACACGTACAAAACTGGTAATCGAAGAAGATTATCTACAGTCATTGGTAACACGAGAAGTTATGACAGATGATTATGACAGTCATGATAAATTGCTTCCACATTATTCGTTTGTTTATAATTCAAGACTTAACATCGCAAACATTCAAAAAGAATTATATAACTTGTATAACACAGGAGCGATGATTACATATACCAACGGATATGTTGCTAATTTTGATGGAATGTCCCCTACTTATTTTGATGGAACAATGCCTGTTTCTGTATACTTCTATATCAAGCAGGATGGTCGGGACATAGTGGTCAATGGAGAATCTTATCAAGCGTCAATATTGGATCCGCCATTGCTGTTTTTGTTCTACCCTAATATAAACGCATACAAAGCAGTTATTGTGACGCATTATGGATTACCACAATATTATGAAGTGCCACTTGAACAGCACAAATTCCTTAACGGAGCTTTTTATTTTGCCGGTTGGGAAAATCCTCCGACAGGACTTAGTGATTATCCTACAGCAAGTCCCCGTGAACAGCGAATAATTGATTTACCGAACAAAATATACACATCGGAAATCAATAATCCATTTCACTTTCCGGTTCTCGGTATCAATACAATAGGTACTGGCACTATTCTTGGTATATCTTCAGCTGTAAAAGCTTTATCAGAGGGACAGTTCGGTCAGTTTCCACTTTATGCTTTTACATCAGAAGGTGTATGGGCCTTAGAAGTATCAAATACGGGATCATACTCAGCACGGCAACCTGTAACACGGGAGGTTTGTATAAATACGAACAGTATCACACAAATTGATAATGCAGTGCTGTTTGCCACCAATAGAGGTATTATGCTGATAAGTGGTTCTACTGTGCAGTGCATATCAGAAAGTTTAAATGCGGAAGATTTGTTTTCTATTTCTGATTTGCCAAGATCGGATAAACTTCTATCAGTTTATAATGGAAAAGCAAGCGAAAATGAACGAACGGCTCTTGACGATATTGCTATGATTCCGTTTTTTGATTTTCTTGCCGCTTGCCGGATGATATATGATTATACCAATCAGCATATCATTGTGTATAACCCGGCTGTACGCTATGCTTATGTGTTTTCGTTGAAGTCAAAGCTTTGGGGAATGATGCTGTCAGACATAGTGAACAATGTCAATTCGTATCCGGAAGCATTAGCAATGGCTGACGGAAACAGACTTGTGGATTTTTCTACATCATCTGCTGAAAACATAACGGCATTAGTGGTTACCCGCCCTTTCAAAATGGATGAGCCAGATGTGTTCAAGACGATAGATACCATCATTCAACGTGGATATTTTAAGTCGGGACATGTAGTACAAGTACTGTACGGTTCGAATGATTTGTTTAATTGGCATACTGTATGGAGCAGTACAGACAAATATATGCGTGGTTTCAGAGGAACACCGTACAAAGCATTTAGAATTGCACTCATTTGTACACTTGACAAATCCGAAAGCCTGTTAGGATTTAGTGTCCAGTTCAATCCCCGTATGCTCAACAGACTACGATAAATGAAACATATAGGTCAGTTATTTTTAAGGTTATCAGATTGTTTATAAGGAGAAAGAGCCGGTATGCGTGATGCACCCCGGCTCTTGTCTATTCTTAAAACGGTTTTAGTTTTCGTCTTATCTTGCCTTTTCGTGAAACAAGGGAAGTCTGTATCTTGATTCGGATATTTCGGGCTTTATCTTCCCAGTTGGCTTGGCTGCCTGGATTTGTTATGCTCATCCAGTCGGCAAGGACCTTGCAGACCATATATTCGTGTATCAGATGTTTCAGCAACTTCACGGTAGACAATGAAAATTCCACAGGCAAAACAAGGGTTATGAGGTATTCTTCCGGCACGGTCATAACATTATCAAGGGGTTCCTGCTTATCGGAAATTTCTTCTTTCGTATAAGGAAACAACATTTCCACGCATTCAGAATGTACGAGGTTAAGTATTCTCGTAACTCTGTCCACATTACCGTCCTGACCGATGTCGAATACTTGATGTCTGGCGTGTTCATCTTCCGCTTGCATAATGTCGCCCTCTACAAAAGAATAATTCTCCGCATCGTAAAGCAGTTCTTCCCTTTTAAACACAAGTGTTACCGCTTTTGTTTTAGACTGGCTGTTTTGACAATATACCATAGGCTTGAACATCAATTAATCATAAGTCGGTCTTTCCGGACGGCTGCGTTTGTAGAGTGCACGCTTCACGTTTTCAAGACTCACCCCGGAGTGTTGTATATACGCATTGGCATCTTCCGGACTGGTTATGGCAAACCACTCTCCAAGTGCCATATCTACAAGATATGAATGTATGCCATTTCCCAGTGCGTCCGCCGAAGCGTTGTTATAGTTAGACGGAAGCAAAAACTCCAATGAAAGTTTACCGTTATTATCTATCTCTTCATCCATCAGGTTATCGCTTGTTGTATTATCCTCATTGAGATACTCTCCAAGCAGACTTTTTAAAGAGGAAAAGGCATTGGCCAACGAACGACGTATCTGATAGCTGTTTTCATCGTCATCACTTGCTTGCATATTGGATGCGACTTGATAGCTCTTGCCGGCCGCTTCTCGTGCCTGTCCCGTCAAATACGCTTTGTTCTGAATATCATAGACAAGTTCTTTGACCTGTTGTGTCACGGTTAATGTTTTCTTATTTTCTGCCATAATATTTTGAATTAATGATTATTCGTATGTCGGGCGCATGGGCTTTCTTTTGAAAAATGCCTTACGCATTATATCCTCCATATAGGTAGCAGCTTCCGTTGCATATCCGGCAGCTTCTTCCTTATTGGTAAACGTGTACCACTTTGCAGTGACATTCATCACGAAGAATGAAAACAAGCTACGCTGCATACTTTCTTTTAGAGCTTCATCGAATGAATTCGACAGCCCCAACGAAAGCCTGTATTCACTGTCAGCTTCCGTTTCGTCAAGAAGCATTTTCTTTAAACTGTTGCATATGGTATTCTTACTCTCGCACCAAAAACGTTCAAGCATGCTTTTATCCTCATCCGTCGTAAATATACGATCGTAGGCAAGCTCATCATCCATTTTCGCACCGGTGTACGATGTGGTCTTTGCTACCTCTTCATATACTTTTTCCTTATTGACCGTTAATATAATATCTATCATAATCAGAAATCAAACAAATTATACGATAAACCTACACTAAGACATGGAGAAAATTGCGGCGTTTCTCTCAGTGTTATTCCATATCCTACCTGTAGACTGATACTGAACTTTTTCTTCTTGGGTTTGGGATAATTACCTGTTACGGTCATTATATCACGCCCGGCAAAAAGTATCAGGCTGTCAAGTTGTGGATGAAAGCCACTTACATAAGCCCGATATGTGTCTGTTTCATACATCTTATGCGTAATGGGGATTTCAACCTCAACACTGTCTTTGTCTTTATTTGGAGGTTTAGTCGTATCTGCTACGTCCGGAGTCTGTTTCGTACTATCCGGTTTTGCAGTAGGAAGAATCTGCGTGATGTATTTAATAACGGTACTATCCTTGGGTACAGGCTTGTAATAGGGTATGGTATCGAAAACAGTTATTCTTGTGGTATCATTTATAGGTAACTTTTTATTCGATATGCAAAAACGCACATTAAAAAACAGTGATGTGAAAAATAATACCACAAACAATATTGCTACAATATCTTTAAACCATTTTACCATACTTCTGAATATATCTGGTTATTGCCTCTACATGGGTTTTAACAATAGCTTGTTTGCCTTCTTCGGAACAAAGGTACAGGACATCATCCTTGTTATCCTGAAAAAAGTTTTCCGTAAGTACAGCCGGGCATTTTGTCTTACTCAAAATATAGAAGTTTTCTTCCCAGTCAGGATCGTCGTCAGAATTATCTTTGCGTATTCTTTGACTGATAAAGTTTTTTTCAGCTTCTTCATACAAGAAAGTTGCCAGTTTATCAGCCTTTGTCTTGCCTTTCGATGTATAAGCGCTCCATCCTCTTGCGTTCATCCATTCTGCACCGTTTCCGGCAGCATTGCAGTGGATAGAAACAAGAACTACATTGGCCGTTCCGTATCGTCCGCAAACTTCGTTTACACGCCTTGCACGTTCTGATAGTGGAACATCTACTGTTTCCCGAACAATGCGTTCGGCATCATAACCTCTTGCGGAAAGTTCATGTGCTATTCTATCTGCAATTTCACGTGCATAAGCATATTCACGCAACGAACCGTCAGGACTACGTTTTCCGGGAGTGTTTTCACCATGCCCGTTATCAATCAATATCTTCATACTTATTTATTTGGTTAATATTCACTTGGTGGGACGCGGTCTGCACAACCATGTTTATTGCATTTCCGGAATTCCAGTGCTTGATTCTGAACGGCAAGCTCGCTGTTCTTTTCGCTTAGCTCGCGGATAGCGTCACGATACTTGGTTATCTCGGCGTAAAGGTGGTCAATTTTGGCGTCCAGTTCGACAACTCGCTTTTCCTTCTTCTCGTACAATTCTTTCCATTCAGCAGCATAAGCTGTGATGTTATCTGCTTCGGTTTTTTCAGCCTCGGCATCTGCCTTTTTCTTTTTGCTTCTAAGCAATAACAAGGGCAATATAACTAATGTGATGAGCGAACCGACAACTTGGATAATCGTGCTTAGTTGTTCCATATTAAAGTTCCTTCTATTAGTTGTCCTATCATTGCTCCGGCTACTGTAAGACCAAAGTCAATCCAATCCCATCTACCGCCATGCACCTTGTCTTTATATTCCAAAGCACCTGCTGTCAAAACTCCGGCATACATTGCGGTAAACCAACCAAATGCAAAAATGCCGATAATCAGTCCTCCTATGAGGTGTTTCCACCTGTTACTCATTCCGAGCCATTCAATCAACTTTTTCATCGTTATTACTTTTTAAATTAAATACCGTCCAATCCACTTCATCCTTTTCTTTCCACCCTTCCTGAACAGTCTTTATCACATAGGCGCACGCTGCTTGGGAGAACGCAATAAAATCATCTGCATTCTCGAAAGTATGATAGATGGGCGTACCATCTTCCTGTTCATTGATTTTTAGAATAAGCGGATAAGGAATCTTTTCACTACGTTCTATAGCGGAAAAGTTTAATTGGTTTTCGGGTGAAAGATATACTGCTTTCCCGTTCCAGACAAAGCCGTTTATAATCTTTTCCTCCGTAGCCGTGTTTATAGCGGACACAACAAGTTCCTTGACTTCGGAAAGTGTGGGTTTATGGTCGAATGTATGCCGGTACTCCCAGCCATTCTCACTATTCTCATCATCTTTCCCGAAGCCATAAAACAGTATCCACTTGGAGCGTCCTGTACGTACAAGACAATCCTGCCGCTTCTTTGTGCCGTAAATCTTTTCCATTGCATGAATTTTGATTTACGACAAAAGTAGCGGATACCGAGCGGATTAGTATGTTATCTTTTTCCCGTCAGGTAAAATTGTATTTTCGTTTGCCTCCGTCAAACATTTCACATTTGAGAACTGTTTCAAATGGAAAGCCGTCCTCAATATCGCTGATTTGGTCAAGAATACCTTTCATCTCAACCGATGCAGTAAAGAACTTTCCCCATTCTTGAGTCCTGGGATTGCGGAACGATACCAGATAACGGTCTTCCCCCTCTTTGGTGTCTATTCCTGTTTCAAAATCATGTATCTCAATTGGAATATTTACGATGTCGCTCAAACGCATAACCTTGCCGGGAAAGCGTTTTTTTCCATCTGCTGGAGTGTACGTAACACCCATTTCGGAAAATTTCTTCATGTTGTTCTTGGTAAGTATATAAAATAAATGTTTGCAATCTGCATGGCAGGCCATACCCTTGAATGAACCGATTATTTGCTGTCTCCGTTTCCGTGATTTAATCTTGGAAAGTTTTCGGGCTGCATTTACTTTTGTCCGTTTTCGTAGCAATGTATAGTCGCCGTAGTTGACAAAGCCAAGGGCATCCATACCGGAGGATATGGGAGCCACTTTTTCGCTTGGTTTTATTGTCAGCCCTATTTGAGCTGCTTCATAGTGTAGTTTGTCCCGCAATTTCCACAAATCACGTTTACTCTCACCGAGAATAAAGATGTCATCACAAAAACGGAAGTAATGTTTTGCACCATATTCATCAATCATCCGGTGATCAATATCATTATGGTAAAGGTTTCCAAAGAATTGTGAGGAACGCAGTCCTTTGCTTATGCCATGCTTCCCGTTGGGATATAGTGCTTTGACAAAATTTTCAAGAATAGGCAATAAGACAGGGTCTCCGACATATCGCCTGATTGTGGAGATTAATATATCATGGTCAATACTGTCATAATATCCTTTATAATCGCTTTGATAATAATAGTGTATATTGGGGTTCTCTGCCAATGTATCCTGCACCTGATGGAACAGACCATGCGGTCCGCGTCCTTGTATGGATGCAGCCGTTGTTTCTATCAATAGGGGTGAAAGATGCTTTTCCAACGGCTCCATAATCGCATTGCTTCCAATACGCTCTATGACTGACGGGGCTTGCACAATTCTTACTTTCGGTCCGTCATCCACAGTAAACGACTTGAGGTTCTTTATACGGAATGTGCCGTTACCTATCTGTTCTTTCAGCGCATCAAGTATCTTATGCTTGTTTTTTACATAACGGGCCATTCTTGGTGAACATTCAATGCCATCTATTACAGCTATCTCTCTTTGCCGATTTCCGCTTCGGGTATCTGCACTTCTCAGATTTGCCATGACACGCTTGAATGACCTTTCCAAATTCTCATCGGATATAATCTCCGGTATGAGATTATATAACGGATAACAGACCGCAGTTGCAGCTACGGCCGGTTGGAATAAATCGTATATATCGCTGACCGCCTTCCGGTCTCGTGGGGAGTGGTCCAACCTCTCCCCACATGTGGTTAAAGATATGTTCCGGCTTTCCATTAATAAATATATATTATCATGCTGTTGCCGAGGCTCGAATCCCTCGGAGAATGGCGGTGGTAATCTCGTACCTGTGCAGGGTCTCCGATTAATTTAACCAACAGAATTTCAGACGCGCCCCGTAGTTCGTGTTCGAGTGCGATGACGCGTTGCTCGCGCTCGCATAAGCGAGACCGCTGTTCGCATTCGAGTTGTTGCCGGACCGCAAAACACAACGGCGCGAGGGATTGTCCGCCTTTTATTTTTTTAAAGAGTTATGCTTCCTAAACCGGAAATACTCAAAGACGCCTTCATACCCATGGCCTTAAACACTCGCGCAATGGTGGAAAGGGTCAGATTACGTCCGCTTTCTATCTTGGATACTTGTGAACGCTGTACACCGATTTTTTGTGCCAATTCCTCTTGGGTCATGTTTTGGGATTTACGGGCTTTTTTTATGGCTTCCCCAATCAAAAATGATTGCAATTCAGCTTCATACTTATCCCTGTGCGGTGTACCGACCTCACCTATATGTTTATCCTTAACTTCATCAAGGGTATAAAATTTAATTGCTTCCATATACTTATTTTTTTGAGTTGAAATATAATATTCTGACGGCTTCCGCCTTGTTTATCTCTTTGCGTGGGGTCTTTTGTGTTTTCTTCACAAATCCATGCGTGGCAATGACCAACGTTTCCGCGTCGGTGTCCCAAAAAGCCAACAGACGATATTGAATACCTTTATACAGGGTGCGAAACTCCCAAATGTCAGTATCATCTAATTTCTTGAATAAATCTTTGTCCATATAACCATTGGCTACCTTATCTACATTATAGATAATTTTATCCTTAACATCTTGGCGCAGAGTGTCAAGAAATGCATCGGCTTCACTCGACATTATTACTTTGAATCTCGTTTTCAATTCCATATCTTATATCATTCACAATGCAAATATAGTGAAAATGTTCTATATATGGAACGTTTTACAGACAAAAATACAACCACATAAAAATTAGTTTCAAAAATCGACTCGCTTACGCGAGAAAAAGAAAGAGGGAGCAGCCTACGGCTCTCCCTCCAACGCTTTTTTCGAAATCGCGAGGTCCGCTCTATTCAATTATAACGAATTTTCCGCGGAAGGCCAGACGCGCCCCGTAGTACGTGACCGAGTACGATGAAGCGTAATTCGCGTACGCAAAAGCGAGACCGCTGAACGCATTCGAGTTGTTGCCGGACCGCAAAACACAACGGCCTCGGCTTCCACTTATCCAAAATCCTGCTGCATAATGTGTTACATACATACTTGTATCTCCCTTGTGTACTCTGCTGGGCAATACATCGCACTTGGCACCATGTACTATGCGCACGACACAATTTCCATTGGAAGCGTCAACTGTTTTAACAGTCCGTTCGGTTTTGTTTACGGGGTCATAAATATGCGCTGTATAATCTATTGGATATGAACTGTCGTTCTCCGTGCATTTTGCCTTGTAGAACGCTTCATAGCTCGGCACATTAAAAGCGATATAGTCCATCCATTCTGAATCACAACCCACATAATGCTTCAATCCAAGTATGGAGTTGAGCGTATTGCCGGTATTATTGCTGTCAGCCATGCCAATGGAATCCAGTTTATTCAGAATGCTGTCATGTCCGCCATTGCCCACAACCGACTGTTCGTTGGTTGTTCCGCTCAAAGCCCACCATAGATTGCTAATCTCTTTATGCTGTTCGTAATCCTGCAACTGATAGCCAACTCCACGTAAGCGGCAGATGTTTTGGAAATCCTTTGCCGTGTAATTCAAACCGCCGATAGGCATCTCAATAGGATTACCCTCACTGTCATATTTCCATTCGTTAGATGTAACGGACGTCCCGTTGCCTTTCTTCGAACGTATATCACCGGAAAGGCTGCGTGGCATCTTCAAACCGTCAACGGTAATAGGATATACACCGACCAGACTGTCGTTGTCGCCAACCGTGTGTTCGGTCCATTCAGGTTCTATGGCTTCAATACTGCTGCTGTCTACAACAAGGCACTCTATGTCGCCAATGTCACGGAAAGAAGTGAAATAAAACCATTTTGCACCGTTAGGTATGTCACAGAACACATAATCACCGATGTTGAAGTCAAAATAGGTATGGCTTACAGACATGATGAACGTACTGAGCACACGGTTGTTTTCGTCAGTGAACACGCCTCCAAGCCGGGCATGGTTCAGACCGGGCCATCTTACCTGCTTCATTCCTCTCACATCCATCTTGTAGCTGTTCGTATTGGATGCGGTGGTTATGACATCCTCGCCTATGACTTCACCGACAACGGCATCAATCGCATACACTCCGGTATTTTCCATATATAGCAATTCCGACAACAGGGATTTTCTGCTATGCAATGCAGTTGAGAGCGGTTCGGTCTCTGTTATAGAAGGGAAAAAATACTTTACTTGGTTCTTGTAGTCGTTCACTCCCTTGTACCAATGGTGCGGAGCATGCCAGAATATATCAAAGCCCTCTCCGGCGGTGTCCGTTATGTCAAAGCTGCTGCCGTTTTTCAGGTAGTTGAAATCCGTATCGCTTAACTGCACGCCTTCCATCTGGTTTTTCTTCGTGTTGAATGAGCATTTATAGGCATGGCATCCTTTCTTGATGGCAAGGGTATGCCCGCTTGGAATATATGTGTTGCCATAATCCGCCCCCGTCTTATTTTCGGGATTGCTATACTTCTCACACGAATCATTGTCTACCGTATCGCTGATTTTCACAATAGAGAACTGCGAATTATGAAGTTCAAGTTGGGGAAAATACCGGACAAGCTCTTCGATTTCGTTCTGCTCTATCAGTTCGACCAATATCCATCGTCCGGTTATTCCGCTACACTGTCCTTTTTCATCGTACGCATTACCATTCGCATCCAATCCTATAGCCCCACCGTTTTTTATGGAACGAAGCATTTCAACACTCGCCGTAGCATTTACGTTGGGAATACGGACGGTTTTCAATTCACTTGCATTGACCACCTGTTCCAACAGAGTCATCGTATCAATATACGGACATTCATTCACGAATATTTTTGTAACCTTACTGACACCACCAAGAGAAAGCCCGCCGGGATAAGTCAGATTAGGCAGATTGTTCAATACAAGTTCAGTGATAGTACCGGGAAGGGCAAGCGTACTTATCGGAGAAGTTTCAGCAAACGTTATTGCAGACAAAGAAGTATTATCGGCATGCACACTCTCCATTCGTGGACACTTTGAGCAATTGACGGTTATAATTTCCGTGTTTCGAATATCCAATGTAGTGAGAAACGGCATGTCTCCTAAATCCAAATTGGTAAGAAATCCGGTGTTTCCGGGCGACATTTTCCATTCCTTATGATTTTCACTACCGAGATACAGTTCCTGTAGCAACGACATTTTTGAAAGGGTATTCCCGAATTGAGGGTCAATACTTACTTCACTTAAATCTATCATGCTCATGCGGTCTGCCTGATATATGTACAGCATGATGTTTTCCCCATGCTGGAAATCTGTGAATGTACCGCTTTCCCCTGCCTTCAGAAAGATTCCCTGTGTAATGTTTCCACTATCGTTACCGATACCGAAATACCCACTCTTGGCCGCTTTAAATCTGATGACTGCACCTTCTTTTGCACCGATACGTCCACCAATATAACCGCTTTCCGCCTTGAAATCCCCACAGCGGTAGTATCCGTCACGGATGCGCCAGCGTTGTTCTATAAAAGCGGGAAGAGATGTCAGCCCCAGCCCTTGCAATGCATAGAAATAGAGGTCGTTATATCCTGTATATTTGATATACTTCCGTTCTCCGTCATAACTTGAAACAACTTTAGGCCATTTTTTCATTATCTGTTTTACAAAATAATAGTCAGCCCCCTTGGGAGAAAACGGTCCGGCACCGATTCCAAGTGTATCGGGAAGCGAACGCATCGTATCTGCTATTGCAGGCAATGTAATTGTATTGGCATTTTGGTCTACATCCATAGTCTGCTGACCACGTATATCATTCCAAAGCACGCTTCCTCTTCCGGCGTATGCACTGTTTGTCAGGTCACCGGGGTCAACTTCCGGGTCAATGGTTTGCCCGCCGTCATTATCCTTACCGTTACAGGTATCACAGTCATAAACTTTATTAAGATACATTCTTCGTGCTTCCATACCGTTTGCTCCGCTATAAACACCGTCCTTGACGCTGCAGCCGTCTTCAAGGAAGAACATCGGTTGCATGTTTTTCGCCTGTTGGTCGACAGCGGCAAGATAATCGGTGAAAAGATAATAGGAAACCAATGAGTACGGATTGATGTATTTCCACATCTCTGTCTTCCAAATTTCCTGCCATTTCCCTGCGAGTTCTTCCTTGGCATAATCGCAACTATCACAGAATTTCAGGACTTGATAAAGGTCATAAGGGACTTTCCGTCCCATAGCCAAGTCTATCTGTAGCTGGTCATCGTCTATCATGCATTCAAAGTACCTTGTCCACATCGGATAAGTATCCTGTCCGAGTTTGAGTTTCGTTACCCACGAGGACTCTGCGGTAGTAGGTTCCATCATATCTTCAACGCTGCCAACCCCTTGCCACCAGTTCATTCCATCATATGTGAGCAATTCGTAACCGCTTACCGGATTAAGGACCTTGCCTGTAATCTTCCACTTGCCGTTTTCCTGCTTCATCTCTCCGGCTTGTCGCGTCCACTCTCCCCGTTCGTATGACATAAACCGGTAGTCCTGTCCGCAATATAGGGAAAGAAGATAAAGCTTTTCTTTATCGGTGGTAATATCATTCTTAAAACGTGTTTCTATCTGGTCGAGGCTTTCGCCATTTTGTCCGAAATATTCCACAAAATCTCCATAGTTCACGCAGCCTTTATTGTAACCGGGAGTATCTTTAAACCCAAGCGCAACCTGTTCTCCCTTATCCTCTTTCCAGTTTCCTTTTGCATGAAACCATGCGTCTGTCAAGCTTTCCTGTGTAGCACGGAATGCGGCAATGGGATGATTGGCTGTCGAGTGATTCATTTCCAATCCCTTTAATGATATGTCACTCTTTGCCCAAGTTCCATCGAATGAACGCTGAGCGGGAGTCAGGTAATTACTTCCGAGTGCACGAAATGTGGCATTCATCAAACCGCACACACCGCAGTCGTTGGCATTGGAGCTGTCGGAATAATCCACTTTCACCGTTATTATTTTTACCGGAATAGAATCTTCGCCTACACGGACATAACCTATTTTCATCAGTTTATATGATATTTGAGCATCTTCACTGTCATAATCCGGATAAATAGGAGTTACCTCCCAACCATCATTCTTTTGAAGATAGAAACGGTCGTTCTTGATAGGCCGTTTTGCCGAAGTGGTTCCCTGCCTGCGCCATTGCACATTGATAGCCTTAAAACTTCTCCACGGCATAGTCGGATGATAATAGAACAACGTACATTTGAACTTCTTGCTTGTATCAATATCACCGTCAAACGTGTCAAAGGTTTGCTGGTCTGACACGACCACATAATAAGGTATGCCTTTTGCGGAAAGGGCTTCTATTGTCGGACGATTCTGTGTATCAAGCACATTCTCCGCTTCATACTCCTGTATCATTGCTGAAGTATCAGTCAACTTGCACAAATAGTTTCTAAAAGCTTGCGCCCATTCATAATGACTGTTGTAGGCAAGTACATAATACAAATACAGGTCTCCTTCCGTTCCGTCAAATGTTATGGTTTTTGAATTAAGGATAGCACCGCTATTACTGATATATCCTATACAGCCGACCTCTTCACCATTCAAATACAGTTTGATACAGGAATAATTGCTTCCCCCACGTGATACATAAATGGTAGATGGTTCTACAACTACGGCCATGGTAATTTTTTCACCTTGTCGGAATGAGCGTTCCACCAAAGCCGGTTGTCCGGTCTTGCAGTATATCGCAGCTTTATTTCCACAGACATAGAAACCGGCTCCGCTATCAGGGTCATAGCATTCTATCAGCTTTGAATCAGCTTCCTTGATATTTTTGGTGGCAAAGGCAAATTGGATGGCACATCCGCTCGTAGTTTCCACTGATGCGTTTCCAAAAGGATGGTAATCCAATACTTCAGCTGTTACATTTTCTGCAATACGCAAAGAACGCTCCTTAAGAAAGTCTACAAATCCGTTGCTTGACCAGTTTGCACCTCGTACATCCATTGTCACTCCGTTATGTGTGATAGTATGATCGCTCTCACTGTTGCTACGTGTAGAAAAATCATATCCGAACAAAGCACCGTCCTTGATCGCTATATCAATGGCACTCCCTTTTATCGTAACCTTGATTTCATTGGTGGATACACCGCCACTTTCGGCATGTACGGTAATACTTTGGCTTCCGTCCGTACTATATCCGCTTATCTGCTTGTTCACTGTAACCGTTTCGGCAATCATAGCTTCCACAGCTGTAACTTTCTCCTCGCTGTAGAAAACATCTACATGCGTTTCAGTCTTGCCGGGAGTATACGCAGCCACCTCTACGGTAAGGTTGTCATATAAACGTAACGTGCCGTTGTTCTTGTCATTGAACCTGATGGCGACGATGGGAGTATTACTGTTTTCGTCCACACACATGATAGCGGAATAGATGGTGTTTCCCTTTACTCCGGATTTCTTCTCCGTACCGTATATTCGTACAGGATATGCGCCATGCGAAAGTCTTTCTCCGCCACCGAATACATTTGTTGGATTGACAGAGATGCCTTTGGTATAACTGTCGCTTACCGTTGCTTCACCAAGTTTCTTCCATTCTCCATTATAGAACATCTCCACTACTGCAAGAATGGATGAAGTGTTATTAGGGAATTTATAGAATTGTCCGATATTTTTTGCCGGACCACCTGCAACAAGGATAGTATCACTTGTGTAATTCAAAGCCATGGGTTGTTCTACGGTAATATCCACAGCCATAATGGTAATGGCTTTTTTCTTGGTATTTCCATCCGAATCTGTAGCTTGCACAAAGAAGCTTTTGCTGGCGGCACTGCTGAAATAACTTGTGAAGTCAAGTTCAAACTTGTAATCGGTCGCACTTGCAGAGCCTACAGTGTTCATATCCTCACTGGATAATGTCAGTCCGGTGCTTGCATCAATAATAGTGATGTTACGAATGACACCAAGCACCTCGTTACCATCAGGATAGCTGACACTACGCAAAGCTACATTGATTTTTATCTCTGAGCCGAATGCCATAATAGGAGCGGCTTCCTCGAAATAGATAGACAATGTACTATCCTCACTGGAGCCGCCACCACCTCCATTTTTGGGTATTTTAAGCACAATATCCTCTATCTGTCCGCCATTCAGATTGGTGGCTTTGTAGTAAATGTAGTCTTCATCACTTTCTTCATCAAATCCGCCGATAGCTTTCTCCTGCATTATGTATGCCCCGCCTGTGGAAAGGGCATCTTTTCCTCCCTCTGCCGGTTTGTCGGATGTTTCCACCTTGCTTCCGCCACTGCCGAATGCTACCCACGGTTTCAGATCATCAGGGCTGATGTCACTCTTATCGCGTGTGAACTGATAGGCAAGCCATACAGGTGCGCCATTTTTATCACTTTCCGCAGTCTTGAATGTAAGGACGATACCGCTTTTCAAATAAGAGAACCCGCTTTCTTTCTCAAGGTCAACAACAGCTTTTATGGCTGTTCCCAAAGTATATTCTCCATCTCCGCAAAGGTCGTTCACGTTGATGGTGTTGCCTACGTTTCCACCACCGGAAGTCCCGAAATCCGTCCAGTTGCTTTCTTTACTCCAATCAGAGGTATTTGTCCATTGTTTTGAAACCCATCCGGCTTCTGTAAGGAATATCAAGACAACACCCGGAATCTGCAAAGCAGAAGCATATTCAGAAGTCGCACACCTGTCAAGTGCTACGGAAAATGTTATCTCCCTATCTGAAAGGTCAAACAGATGATTGACATTCACAACGCTACGCGATACGACTTGTTTATTGAGTGAAAGTATTGCCTTCTTGTTTTCTTCGACCTGCTTCATATCTTCCTGTAACTTCGCACCTTCATCACCGGGGAATGCAGTAGAGCTTGTATGTCCGAGAGCAAGGTCGGAGCCAATTGAAGTCAGTTGCTTACCGCTCCAACGATAACTTTTTCCATCTTCTTCACATAGAAAGACTTTGCCGGAAGAGGGTATTCGCCCGTTTGTACTTGCCGTACCGAAAACATCTGCATCCAACCAGTTGTTATAATAAGTAGCAGTCTCGGATTCTCCGATTGTCGGAACGTATGCAAGCACAAAGCAACCATGTTCCTTATCATATACAACTTTACAACCCTCATCGTTGGAATTTTTGTCTATGGATTCATTTTTTACAGTAATGCCTACGGAAATGCCATAAAAATCTACCACGTCATCAATGTATCCGGGCAAATGTCGGCTCGGTACTTTCCCTTGTTCGTCAAGAGGGGCGATTCCTCCGTTTTCACCTTTTGATTCTTTGAAAGAGTTCAGTTGGCTTCCAACTTCATTCGCCTTGTTGTTTGCCTTGTTTGCAGTATCCTTGGTCGTGTTTACTTGGTCTTGCAACGAGTTGACACTATCACCAAGCGTGGTGAGGTTGGTGTCTTGCGCTTTGTTGCGGGCTTCTATATCCGTAATGTCGTCCTGCAGTTTGGTAATATCCTCTTGCAGTTTTTCTACGGCTTCGTTATACTGACCGCTGTCTATGGTCGGGTTGCCTCCACTCTGTCCGGTCGGAACCCATTCTCCGCCATCGCCCACATATATGGGAGCTGGTAAGGAAACACCCACAAGTGCCCACCATCCGTCATGTGGTAAAGGATAAGCCGCTTTCAGTTTTTCGATGGTCGTGAACAGTCCTTTGCTCACTCCCTTGATATTTTTTGCCTCAAGCCAGCCGTCCACCATTACGTTTCCTTTCAAGTGGGTCTTTCCCTGAACGGTCGCGTCACCACCTATCGCTGTATTGCGACCAACGGAGACATCACCGTCTATATGCTTTGATTCGTAACTCATATTAATACAGATTTAGCCAATTCGTTCAATGCGGCACTTTTTTCCGTATCGCCGAATGTCGTTAATACTAATGCAGCTATGGTATATATCACAGCATCATAACATTTCTCACAGATTTCTACCGCGCCATATTTGTCTATTTTCGGGTAAGGCAGATATACAGCACGGCTCACTTTCGCTTCTGTCGTTTTGCATGAATAAAATTCCATCACTCTTCCTTCCGGTCGTATGGATATGGCGCATACAGGCCGTTGACACGTTCCTCTTATGCCTTTAAATCGGGAAGACTGTTTTTCATATTCAGGGTCATCGGTGTTTATGGGATTAAATACCGCACGCTCCCAATCGTTCATTTGGAAAACGACAAAACGCATGAAATCTTCCGGCAGTAATATCCATCCGCTTTCATGCTCTTTCCAATATATGGCATCACCGAAGTTGTGTCCGCCGTCAAGCAAATAGGACGGTGCAGAGCTGTGCACACGCTTTACTGCTTCCAAAATCTTTGATGCAATGATGTCGTCAAGTGCAAGAGTGTCCACATCGCCTATAATCTTCAACGTATCGCTGTTCATGTTTTGGTCCAGGGCGGTGCGTACATCCTCCTGTATTTTGTTCTTCTGATATACAGCCATAAGCCCTTATCTTTATTCCAGACCTTCAAACTCAATTCCGTTTGCTGCTGCCTGCTCCATGATTGCCTTGGTCGAGCGCATGGAAGTGCGGCTGATACCGAAAGTGTCTGCAAGGTAATCTTTTGCACTTGCAATGTCGCTTACTTTGACTTTGCGAGATGTCGTATTGTTATCCCCTGCGTCTTCTTGCGGCATTTCGTCCTGTCTGCCGGTTTCGTTGGCAGGCGTGTCTTCACCATTGTGCGTACTTTCGGAATGAAGTTTTTCAGATGAACCGTTTTTAGACGCTTTTCCGGCTGTTTCTACTGTCTCGGATTGCCCGTGCACAGAATGAAGTTTGAACAGTTTGCCAAACTTGTAATGGTTCTCTACAGACTTCTGTATGTCCTCGTTGTCGGTAGTGAATACACTGCTTCCGTTTGACAATGGAACGAATGCGATATGCAGGTTCTTCTTGCTCGGAAGTACCACATTAATACTGATATTGGTATTCGCCTTGTAGGTTTTCGTAATCATATTCTTAAAAGTAAAAAGGGGACGGGACACCTTATCCCATCCCCGGTAATTAATAATTCTTTATGAACTCTTTATTATGCCGCATTTAAATCTTGGGCGGGTGCTTTAGCCAGTCTCATACGTGCATGTGCCTTTGCATAGCGCAGATACAGGCAGCTCACCTCTTGGATAACTACCGCATCGGTACGGCGGATACCGGCCTTTTGCAAGTCGAGTACGTTACGTGCCCAAGACACATGTGTTTTTTTGGAAAGATATTCCGGATCCATTGCAAAGCCGCAATCACTCATTCCGTTTACATCGAACAGTTCATGATGTATGGTCAATACTTCTCCGAAATCAGTATCCCAAGATTTGAATTTCAAGTTCCATACCTCCACGGTATCTTTCAAGCGGAATTTTTCGCTCTTTATCTTGGAGAATGCAGAGAGCATATCACTTCCACAAAATAAAATCTTACGCTTGTTACCGATGCCGGTACCAACAAAAAGGTCTTTGGTAATATCCACAAGGTTTTCATCGGTAATTATGGCGCATTTCTTGTCAGTATCCCATTCGCCCACCTCGATGTCCTTTCCGGCCATCCACCAGATACCACCTGTAAACCAAGTGTTCATGCCGTCCTTTGCAATGTGCTTGATAACCTGCTTCACACCGAACAGATAAGTATTTTCCATTGCGAGGCGCATATCATATACACCGTCTTCTTCAATGTCTGAGAAATTCCAGTTCACTTCTTTGGCGGCAATCTTGTCAAAAGTTGATTGCTCTACCTGAATCATGAAGTTCTGACAATACTGGGTTTCAGGCATAGGGATATTATTGAATCGTCCTGTCTGAACATCCAATTCCCCACATGCTTTTCCCATGCGTACAAGCGTTGTTCCTTGTGGAATTTCCGGAACAAGAATCGGCTGTTTGCTTGAATCATCCATTTTGCCATTTACGGCATACACTGTAGGAAGATTTGTTGAGCTGTCCTTTCCGCACACACAAAGCACGAGGTCCGGAACGTTGCTGTCATCTTCCGTATATTTCGTTCCGTCCGGTTTGGTGATGGCACTGACACCGACTACCCTAATGGTATCATCCAACGTGAACATATTCAAATCATCTACCGGCAACGACACGCTCGCACCGCTGAGCATAGCTTCCAGCTTTTTGTTGGTACTGCATTTGATTTCACGTGTACCCACGCTGTAATACTTCACTTCAAATGAATTGGTGGAGCTTGATTTTGCATAACGGCTGATTTGGTCAATTGGAGTAGCCATCGGACGGATTTTCACGATGCGTTTGTCCACATCACTCAAATAGAAATTTGGGTCACCGGTTTCACGCCCTCCTGTTTCAGTGGAAATACCGTCTGTTCCACCCGTACCGTCCGCACCGGCTGTTGTTTTACCCGCATCAGGCAGGTTCGATGCTTCTGCCATCATGACACCGCTTGATGCACCCGTCACAAACGCCAATATCATCAGCGTAATGCGACAAAAGAAACTCATTGTTTTCTTCATTGCTCGAAATTTTAAAAGTTAAAAATGTAATTGGTTTATATTTATCTGTTTATCGCCTTGCGTTTTTCACCGCCACGCTCCCAAATGTTCTGTGTACCATCATAACGCCCGATTGCACCGAGGTCAGGCATCTGTCGTGAACCGCCACTGCCACCACCGTTTTTACCGGCAAGGTCGGCTGTACCGTCATTTTTGCCTGCTTTGCGTAGTTTTTCTTCAATCTTGCTGTTGCGCCCCTTTACTTCACCCTCGTGTCCGGCAGCTTCCACATCGCTGTCGTGCCTGATTGCTTTTATGGCCATTTCTATACTTTCACGTGTAAACTTACCCATGATTCCGTCACGTACAATGCCTACAAGGAAATCCATTGCGCTGTCGATGTCCTCATCCGGCAATCCTTCTTCCTGTTGCATGGTTTCAAGGGTGGTCAGGGTTTCGTCGAGGTTCTTCTGATACTCTCCCTCGTACTCTTTCTCTTGGGCGATTCGTTCCGCAAATTCCTTGTTGGCGGCTGCAAGTGCCTCCTGCTTTTCGGGGTCTTCAAGTGCGGCCTTGAAATCATCCCCGAATTTGCGCACCATACCGATGATAGGGTCTTCGCCTTTTCTCCAGTCAGTAAGGAAAGCGGCACTTTGCGGGTTGCTTGCAAACAGGTCGGACAGCGCTTTTTCACGTTCCTTGTAACCGGACAATTCCTTGTCGTAACCATCGTAATCGTCATTGATTTGACCGAATAACGCTTCATCATCGGCAAATTCTCTGTCCGGATACTTTGCTTTCAATCGCTCTGTGTATCGCTCGCGATTGCTCTTAACTTCCGTATTATTAGGCATAATTCAAAAATTTAATTTATAGTCAGATTCTACAAGACAAAAATAGGCAGGGAAAGCAGAATGTCATGTTTATCTTTTTACGCTCCTATTGGTAACTTTGGTACTATAACGGGAAGAAAAATGAAGCATAAAGGAGCAGTTATGGAATACTCTATGGAGCGTATGAACGACTTGATGAGAGCATACGATGAATACATTTCATCGTGTGATTATATCCGTATGCCTGAAGTGTATAAAGTAATTGTAAACATGCCGTCCCGGAGGTTTTGGGTCAGCGATATTCGTGCAGCATTGGTCGTTTCCGTCATGATGAGGGGTGAGAACGATTTAAGCGGTATGCGGCCGTTGAAGAAAGAAATGTATGAGGAAATTCATACAAGGGTTGTCGCTCTCAAATCAGAATACCCGGAACTTACCATTTCTGAGCTGTGTGCTAAAGTGATTGCTCAACCCGCACCGAAATTCTACCTCACGCCGGGTAGTGCCAAGATGATGATATGCAAGGCTAAAAAACGATGGATGCAAGAAAAGTTGAGAAGATTACGGCTCTCCTGATTTCTGCCATGATTGTGTGTTTGTCATTTTCAGGAGAATGGGATTGGCAAACTGTCGGCATTTACGCTGGAAGTAATATGCCAGAACGCTTGCTGTATCCGTTTTTCCATACGAATATGTTTCATGCCTTGCTCAATTCATGGTGTTTATTATCGATTATTTTCATTTACGATATTGGGATAGGAAGATTGCTGTCAGCCTATATGATTGCTGTTACAGTTCCAGTTGATACCCTTGGATATTTCACGACAATGGATTCGCCAACGGTAGGATTGTCCGGATTGGTTTTCGCCCTGTTTGGTTCAATATCGTTTGAGGTATTACGTAAACGGTATTATCAGTTATGGATGCTGTTTTACCTTGTGGCAGGCTTCCTGTTTCCGGGCATAAATGCCGTATTGCATCTTTGGTGTTATGTATTGGGACTCATCATGGCTCTGCTAAACAAGCCTGTTAAAATCATGCACCATGAAAGATAAGGCCATCAAGGACATATTGACAGAGAATGAACGCCGCAATGCGATTGTATATGCAAAGTTCAATCCAATTACCGGAGAAGGTTCTGTCGGTAAACGTGTAAAGTGTACCATCAGTGACTTTCCTATACATACCCAGTGGTTACCGGAACGTATCATGAAAGTGCCGCTTGTACGCCAACTCATCGAAGCCGGTTCTATTTCCAAATTTCTCACGGACTACATGGGCGTGGAAGACAATCAGGATGATCGCTTGAAGGTCATAGAGCAGTTTGTACGAATACGCAGCCGCGAGGATTTTCCGTTTTGGGCGGCAACATTTGTCTATATCAAGGCCAAAGGCGGCGGTGAGGATGTCCTGTTTCGTCTGACAAGACCTCAACGGCGTTTTGTGGATCGGCTTGAGAAATTGCGTATTGCAGGGAAACCGATACGCATCATCCTGCTTAAAGCACGGCAATGGGGTGGTTCCACCACTTCACAGCTTTATATGGCATGGTTGCAGCTGCTTCACAAAACCGGCTTAAACTCACTTATCATTGCACATCAGGGCGCAGGCTCCGATGAAATCAAGGATATGTTCGACCGGATGATTAAAAGTTATCCTGTCGAAATGCTCTATAAAATTGATGAAGCCTACAATGAGAACGAGCCGAAGATTGTAGGAGTGGGAAAATCGGGAAGTATATCGCGTATTCCGCAGCGTAACTGCAAAATCAAGATTGGTACGGCTGAACGCCCGGATTCGTGTCGTGGCGGTGATTACAATCTTGTACATCTCTCCGAAGTGGGAATATGGAAGGCTACGGAGGGAAAGAAACCGGAAGACATTGTGCGCTCCGCCTGTTCGGGTATTCTCCTCAAGCCCTACACCATGATTGTTTATGAAAGCACAGCAAATGGCACCGGGAACTTCTTTCATCGCGAATATACTGCCGCAAAAGAAGGGAAATCCCAGTTCGAGGCAATGTTCGTTTCATGGTTCGACATCGAGCAATATACACTCGCTTTTGATTCGGACAAAGAAAAATGGGATTTTGCAGAATGGCTTTATCAGAATCGGGACAATGAAAATACAGATTCCGAACGTGAGGAATGCGGTAAGTATCTTTGGTCGCTGTGGGAAAAAGGTGCTACGCTCGAAGCTATCCATTGGTACATAGCCGAACGCAGGAAGTACAATGACCATGGGCAGATGGCTGCCGAATTTCCGTCTGATGATGTGGAAGCCTTCGTACATTCGGGAGCACGTGTGTTCGACAAATACAAGGTCGATGCAATGCGTAAGACCTGCAAGAAACCTAAATATGTCGGTGAAGTCTGTGCCGATGCGGATGAGGGCAAGAACGCTTTGCAGAACTTGCGTTTTGTGAAAGACAAACAGGGATTGTTGCATATTTGGGAGTTGCCGGAAACAGATGAAAAGGAAGTTGTTACAAATCGTTACCTCACGATTGTCGATGTGGGTGGACGCTCCAATAAAGCAGACTTCTCTGTTGTTCTTGTGCTTGACCGTCTGTTTATGATTGATGGTGGCAAGCCTGTCGTAGTGGCACAATGGTACGGACATTGCGACATCGACCAGCTTGCGTGGAAAGCGGCACAAATAGCGGCTTTTTATGACAATTCACTCTTGGTGATAGAAAGCAACACCTTGGAAACGCATGACAAGGAGCGGCAGGTAGATGGCGACCAGTCACAGTTCATCCTTAATCAAATCAAAGAGATTTACCCTAATCTCTATGCACGTGGTCAGTCCGAAGAAGCCGTACGCGAGGGATTGCCTACCAAATACGGCTTCCATACCAATGTCTCAACCAAACCAATGATTATATCAACCTTAGTCAAGGTTATTCGTGAGAATTTATACACAGAACGTGACGAACGTTGCCTGGACGAATATTTGTGTTACGAGAAAAAACCGAACGGAGCTTTCGGAGCGATTACCGGTAAACATGATGACTTGCTAATGACAAGAGCCATAGGCTTGCATATATGTTTCTTTGAAATGGAAATTCCAAAGATTGTGCTTCGTATCGGACGATTTGTTATCAAAAAGAAAAAAGCTGTTTCAGCAGCTACAATATAAGTTTAACTATAAAAACAAGGAACAATGAACATTTTCAGAAAAATCAGAGCTTCGCTTCGTTTACGTGAAGCAGTCAGACAGGCAGACGAAAAACACAAAGAAACTGGAGAACGTTACTACGTTATGCCTGCCGGTGGGAAAAAAGGTCAACTTATCATTATGGATAGAAAGAATTTCCGTAAGTTGAAACAGAAAGGCTACATCAATCATAATACGTTTGTGGGCGACCTTGAACGCGAATGCTTCTACTGCACGACTTATGGAAACGGTTCAGCTATGCTTCCTTCTGCTGTTATTGCATTGAAACGAAAACAGTATTTCTCATGGCTTGATTCATTTTCAAATACCAAAGAGAATGGGAAAGTACGGAAACATTGACGGTATAGCCACACTGACCAACGACCCGCTCGCACTTGACAATATCAATAAGTTCAAAGTTGGGGACCGGGTAATATGCAACGATAATGGTGTCATTGGTACGGTCAAGGAATTGGATATTCCGAATGAAGCCTGTGTTGTTGATTTCGACAATGGAGAGGAAGATGTCTGGATAGAGAAATTCCAACTGTCCAAAGAATAATAATAATTAGACATGAGGGTGTGCCAAATATCTTCAGTTGATACACCCTCATACTTTATCCGCTAAACATGGGCTTGTTTGATTCTTTTCTCGTTGCCTCTTGACCAAATATCATCTTCGGTTTGGCCATATGTCGCAAGTTGCTCTATTTCTCTCTTTTGTTGTTCCTGCCAAGGCTCAAACTCTATAATATCTCTCATAAGCCATGAATCCCACCGTCCTCTGAAACAGATACCCCGGTCATCAAGGTACACATCGGCTATGATTTTTCCGCTTGCATGTTCAGGTTGATTCGGGTTCTCGTTTATATGGTCGTATGAAATATTGTTTTCTTCCAACCACTTTTCTAATTTTTCAGTTTTCTTGCGTGTCGTAAATATGATGATAGTCCACCCGTTTTTCTTTAGGGTGGCTGTACCTGTATCTGCGTTCGGTATTATCTGCCCGAATACATCTTCACCCTGCCAACCTTTGCTGTAGTCATGTATGACACCGTCAAAGTCTATACAAATAGTTTTCTGTTCCATGATGTCGTTAAATTAAAATTATTACCTCATTGCATTGTTCAGTTTGTTCACGGCCTGCATATTCGCTCCTTGCTGCGCTTGCGCCATCAGTTCGGGAGAAAGACCGTCGGGCACTTTGCCCTGCTCCAACTGTTCCTTCTGTGATTTGATACTTTGCAACAATTCATCTGCAAACGGGAAATCTCCATGCTCAAGCAGCTGCTCTACACTGATTGCCTGAGACTGGTACAACTGCATAAGCATATCGTTAGCAAGATGCCTGTATGCCGGTGTTGAAGTGCTTTCGGTAATGCTTAAATCAAATTCTACATCACGTATTTTCTTCGGGTCATATTCGATTTGTGCACCACTCTTACCTGCAATATTGAAAACACGTTTGCTATCATAAAACTGCTGCATATTCTTCACATCCTTATATGCTCCGTCCACTACAAAACAACTGAAGCATTCAAGCAGGTCGAGCAATGACTTCGTGGCGTTTTCTGTCTGTTGGTTATAGTGCGATGCACTTTCACCGGAATACCCGGGCTTTCCTTGTAATGCGCCCGTAACTCCCGATATATCTTCAAAAAATTTGAGTTGCATATTAAGCAGTTCCGCAATGCCTATATTTGTGGAATTATTGGCCACCTGTTCCGGCACTTTTCCGCTTTTGCTCGGCTTGTATACGATGACACCGTTAAATTCTGTCCAGCTCTCTGCAATATCGTCAATGCTCACACCATCAGGCAAGCAATCTTCGGGCATCATCAGCACGCCTTTGGCACTCGCCCGCATTATCCAGTCATAGAGGGTTATCAATCGGTTGGTATATCGCTGTTGGTCGATTACATCAGCAACGAATGAATGGATTTCACCATCAATGAACGGATATGCCTTGAAAACATATGGATGGCTTCCATGCTCGTAAGGCGTTTCCCCCTCCCTCAATATGTCGCCAAAAGGAGAAAGGTAATAGAAATACCAATAATCGTCCACAAACCAAGTAGCTTTTATCAACGGAACCTCATCTTCCGGCATACCGGCTTCCTTGGCCATACGCATACGTTCTTCATTTTCAGTAAGCACCACTTGTGCGTAATCTTCTTCGTCTATTTTGAAAATATCGCCGTTTTGGTAGTCATGGCAACGGTATCTCGGTTTTTGCTCCTTGCGCCATATCTCTATCACACGGCATCGTCCTGGTTCGCTTGTGAATAGAAAATCGTAGTTTTCCAAGCGGCTATACCCGAAACGCTCCGCGTATGTGGCTATGTAATCTTTCCTTGCCGCCCACTTGTAAATGTCACGCAATTGTCTGTATTCCTGCGGACTTGATGCGAACTGTTCACACAACTGTCCGAAAGAAATGTCGTGAACTTCTCCAAGCACGGAAACATCCCAACCTCTGAAATCTCTCATGTTGTTGTCGATAAAGAAATTATTGGGTTGCACATAGTCCGTCCAACAATCCTCTTTTCCATTACGCCAACCGTACGATTTACGGTGAACGATAAAACCGCTTATCAGGAACTCTTCCATAGTTCGGGCATATACATCGTTCATTCGGTTAAGCTGCATGTTGCATTGAAGTATCGTACTCATCGTTTCACCAAGTTTCTGTTCATCCCGATCACGTGCGGTACAGGTCGGTTCTTTACTTTGGCTTCGATACACGCCAAGCACGCTTCGCACAAGCCTACGGATAAGGTTGTTTTTCAAAGGCACGTTGCCTTGACTTTTAATGTATTCTTCCTCGCTCATGGATTTTCCGTCCACACAAATCATATCGTCCCATTGGAAACCATAGGTATAGCGTTTGTTTCGCTCCCGGTCTTTCCGAAAGTCGTCCATCTGGCTCCAATAGTATTGTGCTTCCATAAGAATGTCAAATGCCCTGCGGTCACCATAACGTTTTGCAGAAACAACAGTATCTATCTCGGCGGCATCATTTCTTCCCGGAGCTATACGGCTCATTGGCAGCAATTTTCTTTCGCTTTTATTTATATGCATATTTTTATCATTTTAATGATTGCGCGGAACAAATATACTGCTCCGGGCAATCATCCTATGTTTAACTATTTACGGGTTTTGTTCATTTCTTCTATCATTTCCTTTTTGAGTTCATTCAATTCAGCCTCAATATTCTTACGTTCCTCATCATCAACTGTGTCATTCAGTTCATTATAGAGGTCGTCAATATCCCTACGATAATCCTCAAAAATTTCATACCGCTCGTATTCGGGTGAATTGTAAAGGAAATCAATCTTTTCCGCATAGTCAAATATGTCGTTGTCGGTATCTTCCTCATAGTGCTTTAATCGGGATTTCAATCGGTCATGCTCCTCTTTCAATCGGAAATACTCATTGTTCACAGCCCTGTACTCGGTGCGTTCGTCCCCGGCTTTGACCAGTCTGTTTGCCAACAAGAAGCTACGAGGGTCATACTCACGGTTGCCTGTAACGGTTTCTACTGTCTTGCTCAACTTGTCGATTGTTCCGAACACGCCACCGAAATAACCGTTCAGCATATATTCAATCTTGGCAGGATTGAAGTCGATAGCACCTTTTGTGTAAGAATCACCGCCAGTAGCTTCGTTCATGACATTTGCAAGCCCGACAATGTATTTGTTGGCACTCTTGTATGCTTTTGTCCATTCGGGCATATCCTTATTCCAAGGGGTGTCCTTGTACAAAGGCATACCCGTCCAGCTCTTTTCCGCAACGTAGGCTTCCCACAGGGGTTTATAGGCACTCGGCACAAAAGCGTTCAGTCCGCCTCCGCCCTCCAAGAGGTCAATCGGCAATATTTGTGTAACCTGTCCTGTTATGGATTCGGCTATTTCGCCACCTGTTAGATGTTCCTTCCCATTAAGGATGGAAATCATCAGTTCGCCCATGCCGTAAACTGCCCTGTATTCTACCGGAAGAGGAATGGATACCCAACTGTTTCCTGCACGGAAAAGAATATTGCTGCGCCTTACATATTCGGGAAGATTGTAGTATGCGTTCTTGTCATCATCGTCATCATCATCGCCACCCAAGTAGGCAACAA